AGGACCGGCTGGAGCAGTGGATCGCCAAGCATCAGAACCCTCCGGCCCCATTTAATCTGGAAAGCGACTTTACTCCCAAATCCACTTGCCCTTCAAAGAGTTAGGATAGTGAATTTTGAAATTTTCAATTTTCTAACATTACATAAAAGGCTATCAGGGAATAAGTTAGATACGTTTCAGACCTCACCCCACGGATTTGAGTTTTTACCACTTAAAAGAAAATAAAATGCCCAAACGTAATATCGTACAAATTCAGCTGCCGGCGGAACAGCCGGACTGCTGCGCTGAGTGTCCGCTGCTGGGACTTGTACCCAAGTACGTGGCACGGCCCAAGAACAGCAAGGAGACGCACGTGTGCATCGGCACGATGGAAGCGCTCACGCAGAGAGGCTCCAAGGTGAGAGCCAGCGAGCGTGACAACGCGCATCCGCTACGCCGCCCGTGTGATAACCGCTGGCACGCCTGGACGTCACTGCCGCAGCGCAAGCTGGGAGTGCCCGTCCAATACTACAACGACTGCCGCATACCGTATGAGTGTACGCTGCAGCTTCAGATTAAGTTCCACAAATAACCCTCACCGCTATGGCACGCAAGAAGACAGCACACCAATACGAGCTGGAGATAAAGAAGATGATTGAAGCCCGCAACGGTCAGTTTGACACCTGGCTGCAACCCCAGCTGGAAGCCACCGCCATGAACCGTGTCATGCTGGCCAAGATACAAGCCGAGCTGGAGGAAGAGACTACTCTGATGCTCACCATGCCTGGCTCGATGGGACAGACCAAGCTGGACGCCCATCCGCTACTGGGACACTACGACAAGCTGCAACGCACGCTCATCCAGCAGTACGAAGCTCTGGGCCTCAACTTCAGGACCACGCCCAGCAAGGTCATTGAACCCACCAAAAAGGGAGTCGATGAGAGTGACCCGATGATGACATTCTATAACAACGCAACCAAGAAGTAATCCATGCAGATAGATGAACTTAAAGCACTGAAGGCTCAGGCACAGCTCCGGCTGCACGCAGCCATCGAGAGTAACATCCAGACGCTTGATGCGATTGATACCAGGCTCACCGCTTACTTCAGGGGTGTGGCCACCAACGAGCCAGACACGCACAACCTCTATGAGATCCTGGGATGCCTGCGCTGGCTCCGCCTGGCCAACGACTACATAGTGGACTATGACGTCATGCACGCCATCTTCCACATCATTGAAGGAGAGTGGAATAACGGCCGATGGGTACCAGGCTCCGGCGGTCTTGCCTTTGACGGAATGAGCGGAGTCACGCACTACCGCCTGACCCGCTTCCAGGTATGGGCTTTCACCGCCCTCTTTGCCCTCTACTGCTGGGTACCAACCGACAAGAACCCTGCAGATCCGGACTTCATGCTGGCCGAGACCGAAGAGATCAACCCCGATGACGGTCTGGTGTATGACCGCCGCCGGCTCTGCACTGACTTCATATTCTTCAGCCCCCGTAAGGTGGGCAAGACATGGTTTGCCGCCGTGGTTGACATACTCATCTTCATGCTCCTTGGTGACTACAATGCCGAGATTGCCATGTGCGCCAACGCCGAGAGTCAGTCCAAGATCCTATTCACCAAGTTCAAGGACCTGCTCCGCAACCTTGATCCCAAAGGACGCCGCATCCGCATGACGGCCACCGAGGTCAACTGGAAGCCCTTTCAACTGCGTGCCTGCACTGCCACCGCCTACAGCGCCGGAGGCAAGACCAAGGATGGATTCTTTGCTCAGGTGGTCAACGGCGATGAGTACGGTTCTGCAGCTTACGTGAAGGGCCGCTGTGACATGAGCAACCTGATGAACGTGATGTGCTCCAGTATGGGACCGCGCCGCGAACCGCTGCGCCTAATCACCACCACTGCCGGCCACGCCATACAAGGCCCCTTCCAGAACGAACTGGAGGGTATCAAACAATTACTTGAAAAAGAAATGAACTATGAAGTCGCTTGAATCAATGACCGAAGAGGAACGCCACCTCAATCACCTGGCTGCTATTGAGTGCAACCTGGTCTACATCATGGCCGATGTCTTTGAGGCCCTCTGGACCGAATGTGAGAACCTGAACCAGCGCTGCGGCTATGAGATGCGCCAGGAAGAGAAGCGTCATTACAAGGCAGCCCTCCATCACATCCACATGATGCGTGGAGCCACCCGTCAGCTTGACACTACCGGACAGGAACAGTTCGGCCAGGATGCTGAGATCACCCTGGATCTGCTCTATGTTGCAGTAAGCCGCACCGGTACTGACAACATGATGCTTTGCCGGTTCCTGGAGTACATGATGAGCTTCCCTGACAAGCTGGGCCTGGACTCAGTCCGTGAGGGCAGCGATGCTTTCAACGCCATCAAGAAGAAACTACAAATCAAATAACAATATGAACGAAATTGCCAAGATCCAATTATTCCGTTTAGCTGCCACACTGCCTTATGCAGAGGTAGAAACAACTCAGCACAACATCCGTTTGACCTATTATGAAGGATCTCAAGAGGATGCAGATAAGAAAGTGTTAGTTATAAGTCCTGATGAAGCAAAAGACATAGCAAAGGCTTTATCAGTTTTAGTTGACAACTATTGCCCCCAAGAAAAAGATGGAGAGTTTTGAAGATATACTGCGTGCCAGACTCGCAGCACCCATCAAGGATAAGACAGGCCGTGTCATCATCAACCAGGACACACAGGAGGCCATGACCGCGATGGAGGCAATGGTCATGAGCGTGGTCAACAACGCCATGAAGGGCGATATCGCATCCATCGCCTTCATCCGTAACTTCAGCAAGCAGCCGGACCAGAACAACCAGGTGCAGCAACAGATGGAAGCTAAGCTCAAGACCATTATCGACAGCATCACCAAGCAGCTGCAGGGTGAGCGTCTGTATGACGGTCAGGACTCCGAGATCGCTATGCTGGCCGAGACTCAGATGCTGGTGGATAAGCTCACCGAGCAGATGCACCAGGCTGACTACGAGCCAACCATCACCGAGTACCGCCGTGACGGTTCCACGCAGACTGTCATCAACCCTCTCACCAAGCTGCGCGATGAGCAGCAGGACCGGTTCCGCGCTCAGCTCGATAAACTCCGCAAGGATGCCCTCAATCGAATACTCAACAAACGTAATATGAAACTATGACAGAGAAAGTAATCAACATTGAAGATCTGGTTCAGGATGACCACAATTTCAACAAGGGTACCGAGCAAGGTGCCAAGCTGATTGAAAAGTCATTTACAGATCACGGAGCAGGGCGCAGCGTCCTGCTTGACAAAGACAACCGGCTCATTGCCGGAAACAAAGCCACTAAGGGAGCTCTGGCCGCCGGCATCAAAAAGGTCCGAGTGATTGAGACCACCGGCGATGAGCTCATTGCAGTGAAGCGTACCGACGTCAGCCTGGACAGCAAGGAGGGCCGCGAGATGGCTCTTGCTGATAACGCCACCTCTCAAGTCAATCTGGATTGGGACACCACCGAGCTCCAAACTGTAGCCGACCAATACGGAATCGACATCAACGAGTATAAGATTGAGATGCCGGATGTTGCCAATCCACTTGACCAGCAGGACAAAGAACCTGACGATACCAAGATACTGACTCTGGTCTTCACTCCTGAGCAGTATTCTTTCGTGCTCAATGAGCTACGCAAATATGGAGACGATTTCACCAATAGCTTACTTCAAATACTGAATATCAATGTCTGACTTCAAAGATCTAAAACAAGACACCCTCAACTTCAATAAGGGAACCTTTGAGGGTGGAGTATTGATGGAGCACTCTCTAAGCAAGCTCAAGGCTGGCCGCTCCATCCTGATAGACAAAGACAACAACATCATCGCCGGAAACAAGACCGCCGAGGTTGCTGAACGTCTGGGCCTCAAGCTCCGCATCATCGAATCCACCGGTGATGAACTAATCGCCGTCAAGCGTACCGATATGTCACTTGACTCCAAGGAAGGTCGCGAGATGGCCATTGCCGATAATGCTGCAGCAGCTGTCAATCTCTGCTGGGATGAGAACAACCTTGGTGTAGCAGCTGAACAGTTCTCAGGATTCAACCCTCCAGATTGGGGTGTTGACCTTGACAAGAACACACCTAAAGCCAAGAGCAAAGGTGAAGTGAATGTAGGCACCTTCGATACCAAGCAAGAATTGACTATCAAACTGACTCCAGCTCAGTATGACGCCGTCATCAAGAAACTTGAGGAATATGACAAGAACCATTGTGTCGCCCTCTTAACTATCTTAGGATTCTATGGCCAAGCATGATCCGCATCGCTTTCCGTTCAACTGGAATCTGGCTGACGGTTTTCCTGCCAAAGGCATAGAGCCTCACAACTGCACTGTCTTTGGCACCTTCATCTGCGGAGGTGGTTCAAGCATGGGATATAAGTTGGCCGGATATCACCACCTGGGCGGTGTTGAACTTGACCCCAAGGTGGCTGACACCTACGACCTGAATCTACATCCTGAATATCTCTACAAGATGGATATCAGAGAGTTTAACAAATTGGACAATTTACCCCCCCCCATCTATTCGCTTGATTTACTGGATGGTAGCCCTCCTTGTTCTACTTTCAGCATGGTCGGCAGCCGTGAAAAGGCATGGGGAAAAGAGAAACATTTTGCCGAAGGGCAGAAGATTCAGACACTCGATGACCTGGTTTTTATCTATTGTAAAACTATCGTCAAACTGAAGCCCAAGTGCTTCCTGCTTGAGAATGTGAGCGGGATCATAAAGGGAAATGCCAAAAGCTACAGCCGCCGCATCGTGGACTTCCTTTCAGATAACGGATATGAGGTTCAGGTGTTCTGCCTGAACGCTGCCACAATGGGAGTTCCCCAGGCACGTGAGCGGGTATTCTTTATCGGCCACAAGAAGGAATACAAACTTCCCAGATTGGTCCTCACTTTCAATGAGGAGCCAATAACTTTTGGTGCCTGCATCGATACACAAGGCCAACACAAATCCCTTAATGAACGAGAACTGAAAATCTGGCGAGCCCGTAAATACGGAGACCGAGATATGGGTGATACCAACAGACGACTGATAGGTAAAGACACGTCTTTTACATCAATCTATCTATACCGCAACAGGCTGGTACCAACCATCACGAGTACCAGAGCATCTGGCAGGTTTTACTTCCATTTTGAGAACCCTCAGAAGATCAACGAAGCTGAGATCCGAAGCATCAGCACATTCCCCCAGGACTACCAGTCACCTCACAAGGATATCGGCTGGTTGTGCGGAATGTCAGTACCACCTGTCATGACTGCCCAGATCGCTTACCAGATCTATAAACAATGGCTCACAATTATCAACAATCAAAATTCATCATCATGTTTGAAAAAGTAAATCTCTATCACCCCGACAAAGTGGCCGACCGAGTGGCCGGCGCCATCACCGACCTCGCCTACAGTATTGCTGGCAGTCATGAAGCAAATCCCAAGATCGCGACCGAGGTCCTTATAGGACACGGCCATGCTCTGATCATTATTGAGACATCGGTTCCCAAGGAACCTCTGATGGCTGGTATTCCAGATATCATGCAGCGTATCTGCCCCAGCATCAAACCGGAACTGACCAATGTTTATATCACACAGCAAGACCCACATCTGGCTGCCAATCAGAAAGACAATATACGATGCGGTGACAATGGCATCTTTAGAGGGATGCCTATCACACCTGAACAGATGTTTCTTGCGACCTTGGCTTCAGACCTGGGTGCGGCATTTAATTCTGATGGTAAGTATATTGTAGATGACAGTGCTCATAAGTTGATTATATGTCAGAGCAAGTCTAAGTGTGAAGAAATACTAAACGCTACCCTTCCGACTCTTCGATTATATAACAAACTCGATTATTATGACATAATTATAAATCCTCTGGGTGATTGGGATGGTGGTACCGATGTGGATTGTGGAGCCACAAACCGCAAGTTGGGTTCTGACATGGGTGATGCTGTGACCGGTGGCGGTCTGCATGGAAAAGATTTAAGTAAAGCTGATGTTAGTGTAAACGTGGTGTGTAATTGGCTTGCAAAAAAGCGCAATATGCGAGTTGATGCTTGCTGCGCTATCGGTGATGATTCAATCACTTTCCGTTATGAAGATGGCGCCAGCGAGATGATGTTATACGCAGAAGTTGTCGAGAGAGCCCGTACCATCATTGATGATTGGTGGGGCTTTGAGAGATTTGCCGAATTTGGACTAATTTGAAGGCTTAAATTAACAATAAACATTTAGAACTATGAAAGAAGAAATTACAGTTAAGGGCATCTCGTTGAAATGTGATGCCTGTGGTGAATTTATTGAGCTGAGCGATCTGGAAGGCGCAGCTTTTATTGTTGGTGACAATGACGGATCTGAAGTTGAGAATCAGGCCCGTGATGAAGAAGGATGGCTGGTTGTTGGCCAGCGACATTACTGTCCTGAGTGCTGGGAGTATCAGGGTGACGGTACAATCAAGACCAAGGATGGGAGGATATATGATGGTGAGACACTCAAGGACATCACTCCCTGGACTCCTAACCTGGTTCATGTCAAGGTGGTGACTTCACGTCCATTGGATTTCAGTGGCGAGCACTACGAGGCTGTTGACCTGGGCTTGCCATCTGGCCGTAAATGGGCCGACCGCAACTCAGGACAGTCACTGATTGATAATCCGGAGGATTATGGATTCCTGATGGACTTTGACTCAGCTCAGGACTTCCCTCTGCCTGCAGGTTGGCATATTCCTACCAAGGAGGACTTCAAGGAGCTCTGCGACCACTGCACTCATGAGTGGGTAGATAAAGATGGTCTGCGTGGTATGCGGTTCACCGGTAAGAACGGCAACTCCATCTTCCTGCCGGCTGCCGGATATACCTGGTTCGATGAGGATGATCACGGTACGACGCTCTACAACCGAGGCTCGAACGGGTACTACTGGTCCTCGTCGTTCTACTCTGCCACGATCGCCTACAACCTGTGCTTCAATTCCACGGGCGTGAATCCGCAGATCAGCAGCGGTCGCAGGAGCGGCTTTACGGTCCGCGCGGTTCAGTAACTTGTCTTTAGAACGCGACCATGCCGCCACCGTCCCCCAGACGGTGTGGCGTGGCCGCCTTAACCACAATTCACGATTATGAAAGGAATACTCAAAGATCCGATGGACCGCCAGTTTGCGGTATTGCTCCAGCTTGACGAATGGGAGCAGAACGAGGATGCGGTGATGAACGCTGACCGCAACCTGATCCTTAAGGTGAACCCACACGTGGGCATCACGGTGCAGTCTGATTACTATGCCGGTGAGATTGCCAAGGCCCGCACCAACCAGGACTACCGCAAGGAGATCCTTGCCAAGCTGTTCAATATCTTTGCTTCTGAGCGTAAGATTGAATGGATCAGGCCGGAGACCATACGTCCGCTGCAGGTGGGCCATCGCATCGATGAGTTCAAGTCCTCAGATGGATGGGTGGTGTTCTGCGGTATGGACTTCAGCCAGGGAGATGACCTGCACACTGCTGCTTACCTGGCCGTCAATACTCATCCAGACTGGCAAGGCTGGCGCTTCTTTGCCGACTTTGATGCCTGGGTGAGTGAGGACACCCTGCAGAACATCAGCATCCGTCCGTTGTATGACAAGTGGATAGACCAGGGATGGCTCCACCTCTGCTCCGGCAGCGTGTTCCAACCCTCCCTGCTCACGGCCCGTGTCATGCAGCTCACTACCGCCGGAGTCAACATCGCATCCTTTGGCTTTGACCCCTACCAGTCACGTCAGGTGGTCAATGACCTTGGTGCCTGGCTGTTCACGGCTTTCGGTCTTGATCCCAAGCAGTATGTAATACCGGTACGGCAGAACTTTGCCAGCTACAATCCCGTCGTGGATGAGTTCACGTACATGGTTAAGACTGAGGAGCCATGGATACGGTTCTCCGGCAACCCCATGTGGCCCTGGCTCTTCCAGAACGTCTCTCTGGCCGTGTCGGTTGACGGCATGGAAAACAAGAAGCCAGTCAAGGCCAACAACACCGACTCTTGCAAGGTCGATCCCATCCAGGCGCTTCTCTCAGCTCTGATGCTCTATGATATCGCCGATGGGAAGGTACGTGACGAATAAATGTTATATTTGCAACAAAAGTTTAGAACTATGAATGAAAAAGAAAAAGAATTATTATTTAAAGATCTCTGCACGAGGTTACCTTATGGAGTAAAAGTTCACGCTTGCTATGAACCAACTGGAGAATGGTTTGATGCGGAGTTGATTGGATTAGATTACACCAATAAGGATGTTGATTACTCAGTACAGTATACCGATAGTAAATGCCCTTATGCTGGATCTACAACAAAAATCAAGCCCTATCTTCGCTCTATGTCAAGTATGACAGAGGAAGAATGTATAGAGTTATCTCACTTGTTTCCAAGTGAGACTGACGTTTGGAAGTATATAAAGACTCCAGTACCTCTCCATATCGCAAATCCAGAGCAATTTGATTTCTTTCACAAGAAACACTTAGATTGGAGAGGACTAATTCCAAAGGGATTGGCCTTGGAAGCACCTAATGGGATGTATGCTTAAACACCTTGAACCATGGGAACGCAAACAACAATAATATACCGCAAGTGCAAGACATGTGGATACTTGCAAGGTGGCTGGTGCTATTGGCTTGGCAAACCCAGAAACGGCCGTCAGGAAGAATGTGAAGACGGCTATAAAAGCAAGGCATGACCTTGCATCGTCGAACCAACGACGAATCCACTACGAACCATGAGGGGAGCAGCGATGCTCCCCTTTTTTTTATTCTGGTAAACCTTCAGCCCATGTGCAGCCGATTCTAAAAAGACATAAGAATCACTGAGCATGGATTATTCCAACCTTCTGATCGCCATTCTCACCTTGCTGATAGGTGGAGGCGGTGGCACCTTCTTTACGTGGAGGTGGTTAGCAAAGAGATCGAAAGCTGAAGCTGAGCAAGCAGAGGCAAGTGCCGCAAAAGAACTGCAGGATATCTACCAGCAGCTGATTGAGGATATCAAGACTGACCGCAATGAGCAGAAGTCTTACATCCAGGAGCTGAAGGAGGACCGGCGCCATCTTCGTGAAGAGCGTAACATCCAAAACAAACGCCAGGAGGAGATGGAAGAGAAGATACGCTCCCTGCAGTCGACCGTAGCTCGTAACGGACGGATGGTGGAGGGTATGCGCCCTTTCATGTGCGGCAAGACCAACTGTCAGGACCGCATATCGGTATCACTGTCAGAGGATGGTCAGGTCAGGAAACCCAAGAAGAGGGGTGACAACTATAACAAGAACGAAAATGAGTAATACCGCACGCTACTTCAAGGACGCGGAGTTCAAACGCTGCGTCCCCAGCTGCTCTATCGATGACATGCAGCAGCATACCTTGAACCGTCTGGACACGGCCCGCTTCATTGCCGGAGTTCCGTTTGTCCTGACGTCGGCTTTCCGGTCCAAGGCATGGGAGAAAGCCAAAGGCCGCACCGGTGACGGAGCTCATACCACCGGCGAGGCTGTAGATATCCGTACACTGGACCTGGCATCACGTTACAAGATCCTCTTCGGCCTCATCAAGGCCGGCTTCAACCGTATCGGCATCGCTGACGGTTACATCCATGCCGATGACTGCCCGCGCAAGACCAAGGAGGTGGTGTGGCTATACAAGTAAACCTTTAGGCCACATACACCCGTATTTCAGATAATAATGATTCAACACTATGGATAGGAAACCAATTTTTAGTGGACTGCGCCGCCGTGAAGCTCCGGCTGTCACCCCTGGCGTACCCTCCACCACCGATCCTGCAGCACCAGAGAACCAGGCACCCAAGTCTGCGAGCTGGGAGGCTAACATAGTCCATGCTGTCGGCAGGCGCTCACTCCTGGTACCGGCCTGGTACCGAGGCGTGACGCTCCTGATGCAGACGATGGGCCAGATGAAGCTGCAGTGGCAGAAGCAGAACCCTGAAGGGGGCAACTTCGTGGAGGATATACTTGGCTATGGTCGCAGCATCAACTGGCTGTTGCAGGTACGTCCCAACCCGCTGATGACCGCCAGTCAGCTCCAGGAGCAGATAGTGTACCGTCAGATCTACTACGGCAACGCCTACATCCTCATCGAGCGTGATGAGTACGGTGATCCGCTCTACCTCTGGCTCTGCACCGATGGCGGTTATAACCCCGTCGAGAACACCTACTGGCTTGTCTATAACCGCGACCACGGCCCTGCTGTCACTGTCAAGGCTCCGTCTGAGAATGTCATCCACATCAAGAATGTCATTCTGGATGAGCCCATGTACATGGGTATGTCGGTGATAGGCTTTGCCAAGAAAGCCCTGAGCATTGCGGCCACTGCCGATGAGCAGACTCTGCAGGACGTAGCCAAGGGTGGCCGTCACAAGGTCATCCTTCAGGAGGAGAAAGCCAACCCTGGCACCATCGGTATCCTGGGCCGTGTCAACCAGGACCAGATGAAGGCTGTGCGTAAGCAGCTCAGCCAGGACTGGCAGTCTGATGACATCGTGCTGCTGGATAATATAGCCAACACCCAGATCATCAGCCAGACGGCACGCGACCTGCAGCTGCTTGAGTCACGCGGCTTTGAGGTCAATGACCTGGCACGTATCCTTGGCATACCACGTATCATGATGATGGAGGATGCCGGCAGCAGCTACAAGATGCCGGAGCACGCCACGCAGGAGTTCCTGTTGCGTACCATACAACCCAGGATACGTGAATGGGAGGATGAGTTCAACTCCAAGCTGCTGACACGTGATGACTTCGGTCGCCGTCGTGTCCATGTCTGCCCGCTTGCCCTGCGTCGTCTGGATGCTCGCGGTCAGGCCGAGATCGACAAGCTCCACATGGAGACCGGCTGGTCCGTCAATGAGATCCGTGCTCAGTATGACCTGCCTGCCGTCAAGGACGGTGACCTGCATTATGTATCCACCAACCTGGCTGAGCTTGGCAGCGAGAAGCTACGCTCACCCAAGGGCTCTGACGGATCTGAGGGCAACAGCAATGACAACAACAAAAAGACCTCCCAGGAGGAGGAAGGAGTTGAAGAATGAAATGGCTCACCCTTCCACTTATCAAGGCACACTCACGTATCGAGTATGACTGCGAGGATGAACTGCTGGAGCTCTATGCCAATGCAGCCGAAGAGACCGTGCTGAATATCGTGAACCGCAGCTATGAGGAGCTGAAGGGAGACGGTGACACCGTGCCGGCACCTATCATTCAGGCATCCCTCATGCTGGTGGACCACTCCTACCAGCAGCGCAGTCCGGTATCATCACTGAATATGGCCTCGGTACCCTACACCTTTGACACGCTTGTCAAGCCGTATATGCGACTCACTCAAGATCAGATCTGACTATGGCATACAGCACCGGAATGATGAACCGCCGCGTGGCCATCATGGTACGCGACACCGTGTCGGAGGGTGACTTCGGACGTAACAGCGCCGGCCGCTCCTACAAGTACGGCACCACCGTCTGGGCAGCCGAGGACTTCAATCGTGGCACCAAGTCACTGCGTGAGGGTGCTCTTGACGGCTATGACCGTGTGATGTTCCGCATGCGCTGGAATCCTGTCATCGACCGGTCCTCGATGCTGGTCTATGCTGGCAAAACTTATCAGATTGAGTCGTTTAACGCCGACAAGTACCAGAACACCATCCAGATCACCGCCGTTGAAGCTCCAGGCAAGGACCTGACCGGTCTGCTGCCTACGCCGACACCTGATCCGCCGACACCTGATCCTGATCCCGATCCTGAACCGACTCCAGATCCGGAACCGACTCCAGATCCGGAACCGGAACCCGAACCAGGTGATGACTCAAATACAACTAACGAACCTTAAATCAATAATCATGGCAGATGTAATTCTTAATCAATCGGCAGACCGTGTCAAGGCCATCCTTTCACGTCTGTCACCATTTATCGGAAACGGAGGCAAGGCATCCGCTTTCGGTTTTGCCTATGCTGTCTGCAACACCGCCGGCGATATCGCCGTCAAGCAGGTCAGCATACCTGACTTCATACGCACTGAAGGTGCCATCATCGCTGTGCACTTTGTCAATGCGTTCACTGTCTCCAACCCTAAGATCCAGGTAGGCTCTTATGCTCCGGCTGACATCAAGCTCTACGGCAGTGCCCTGGCTCCTGGCAAGGTACGTGCCAACACCGTCGTGGCCATGCGCTACGCTGCCGGTGAATACCAGGTGATATCCATAGAGAGTATGTCCGGCATATCCACTCAGGGTGCCGTCGACCTGGCACTACCCAGTGGTGTGCTCTGGTGTGAGCATAACGTCGGTGCCAGCCGTCCCGAAGATGCCGGTCTGTACTTCTCCTGGGGTAACATTAAAGGCTACGCCGCCGGCGCCAGCTACAGCTTCTCTCAGGCTAACTACGAAGCCTCCGCCGGCTTCACGCTGGGCGGTGACATTCCCGTCAGCGACGCCTATGACATGGCTCATCATAACATGGGTGGCCAGTGGCGTCTGCCCAGATTCTCAGAGATCATGGAGCTGGTTGACAACTGCGACTGCGAATTGATCAGCCAGGATGGTGTACCTGGTAACCGCTTCACCTCACGCGCTAATGGCAACTCCATCTTTCTACCGCTCGTAGGTACATGGGAAGATTCATCAATCATAGGTGCCGGTGAATGGGCCTACTATTTCTGCGCTCATTTCTTTGCGACATGGCACAGCGGTAGCGGTCTGCTGGTTGATACCGAGGCTGATCCTGGCCGTTGGCCGGAAGCTCTGAGCCCCAGATATGTAGGTGCCTGCGTCCGTGCAGTCATGTAATCAGTAACAATCAAACACTTCTATACAATGGATGAGATAATTCTTAATGAAAACGACGTCAGGATCAAAGCTATCCTGGACCGTATGAATCCGTTTATCCAGAACGGAGAGGATCTGGCCGCCCTGGGCTTCGCCTATGGTGTCAGCTCCACTGCCGGTGGCACCGCCACCAAGGAGGTTACCATCAGTAACTTCATACTCACTCCTGGAGCCATCCTTTCAGTGCTCTTCAGTAACGCCTTCACCGCCACAAGCCCCAAGCTGAAGGTAAACACCAACACAGCCTACGACATGAAGCTGTACGGCAGCGCCCTGGCACCTGGCAAGGTACATGCCAACACTGTCGTCACCATGCAGTTCACCGGCAGTGAGTTCAATGTCATTGCTATCCTGAGCCAGCAGGCTCAGTCCACTCAGGGAGCTGTTGACTTGGCACTGCCCAGCGGTCTGCTCTGGTGTGAGCATAACGTCGGTGCCAGCCGTCCTGAAGAGGTCGGTCTGTACTTCTCATGGGGTAATGTCACCGGCCATGCTGAAGGCTCCGGCTATGACTTCTCTCAGGCCAACTACGAGACCACCGATGGCTACAGCCTGGCTGCCGACATCTCCGTAGGTGACCAGTACGACATGGCTCATCACAACATGGGTGGCCAGTGGCGTCTGCCTCGCAAGACTGAATTCCAGGAGCTCTATGACAACTGCGACTCCGAATGGATCAACCAGGACGGTATCAACGGTCGCCGCTTCACCTCTCGTGCTAACGGCAACAGCATCTTCTTCCCCGCCGCTGGCAACTACGACGGTCCGACGCTCTACGGCCGAGGCTCGTACGGGCGCTACTGGTCCTCGTCGTTCTACTCTGCCACGTACGCCTACGGCCTGCTCTTCGATTCCACGGACGTGAGTCCGCAGGGCTACAGCCATCGCAGGCGCGGCTTTACGGTCCGCGCGGTTCAGTAACTTGTCTTTCTTCCCAAAGACATCCCACCGTCGTTCTTTACTCCTTGCCGCATAGCGGCCGCACCCCAGTGCGGCGCGGCAAGGTGGAAAGAATGACAAGATACTCCAGACATGGCAAAGATTCAGGATATACTCGACATAGAACGTCTGCGCACCGAGCCGGAAACGTGGAACGTCATCCACCTCTTCAAGGAGGGTGGCTTCTATCGTGCATACGAGTGGAGCGCCTGGCTCATCGTCACGATAGCTTACAGTGATGAGATCCGCAAGGAGTCTCAGGACCGCAAGCCTCTCAATGTCACGCACAAGCATCTGCGTGGCAGCGATGATACGTTCCTATTCGTGGGCTTCCCTCTTAAGTCAGCCGATAAGTTCATACCCAACCGTCTCAGCTTTGACAACGTCAGTGACAGCCAGATAGACATGACCATCACTCTGCCGGATGGCATCGCTGAGGTAGGATATGACAAGCTCGCCGAGACCTTTGAGCTGTGGAAGCAGGATCATCCGATCCAGGAACCTAAGACCAAGCCGGAAGAGAGGGCCGATGAGCATCACCGCCCGTCCCATACCCTCACCGGTATTATGTCGCAGATCCTGGCTTATCCTCTGGAGCAACGCACACCGATGGAGAATACCAACTTCATCAGTCAACTCAAGCAGCAGCTCGCCGAGCTGCTTTGATTCGTTTATGTTTAACCTGGTTCAGAAGAAAGACAAGTTCATAGGTCATCCGTCCTGCAGCCGTGGGCTGTGGGAAAAACGAAGACTTCTGATGGCTCCGGCAACGGTTCCTTCATACAGTCGTGACAGGTGATGACCGATTCATTCCTACAGGATTCTTCCCCGCCGCTGGCAACTACGACGGTACGACGCTCAACAACCGAGGCTCGAACGGGAACTACTGGTCCTCGTCGTTCAACTCTGCCACGAACGCCTACAACCTGAACTTCAATTCCACGGACGTGAATCCGCAGAACAACAACAATCGCAGGAACGGCTTTACGGTCCGCGCGGTTCAGCACTTATCAGACTGACGAACCAAAAAGAAAGCACATGGACAGGAAAGGATATAAGCTGACACGTCAGCAGCTGCTCTTTGACTTGCACGTCGCCTTTTACGATGCCCGCGAGCACAAGGCCAAGATGTCATACGTCAAGCAATTTGAGAAGCACCTGAAACAGAACCTCGATGAGCTCTGTGATGACCTGCTGTCAGGAACTTATACGGCCCGACCTTCCAAGTGCTTTTGTCATAGACTACCCCAAGAAGCGCGAGGTGTTTGCAGCGATGTTCCGCGACCGTGTGGTGCATCATCTGTACTTCAACTACACGCACGAGCTCTTTGAACGTACTTTCATTCAGGACACCTACAGCTGCATCAGTGGCCGTGGCACGCACTACGGCATTGAGAGGCTGGGGATGCACATCCGCCAGGAGAGCCAGAACTGGAGCCAGCCCTGCTACGCCATGAATCTGGATATCCGTGGCTACTTCATGCACATTCAGCGTCACCGCCTGCTGGAGATAGCCACCGGTACCATACGTAAGATGGCCGACCATCGCGTACATCATGACTCACCGGAGCTCTGACGGGACCGTATCGACATTGACTTTGTATGCTGGCTGACCGAGCAGATCGTGATGCTTGATCCCAAGACCAGCTGCGAGATCGTAGGCTTCAAGGAGGACTGGATAGGGCTGGACCGTAACAAGTCGCTCTTCTACACTCCGGACGGCTGCGGCCTGCCGATTGGCAACCTCACGTCACAGCTCTTCAGCAACGTCTACCTCAATGTCTTCGACCAGTTCATGAAGCGCACCCTGTGCTGCCGTCACTACGGCCGTTATGTCGATGACTCCTTTGTCATCAGCGCTGACCGTGACTGGCTGCTGTCCATCGTGCCGGCCATCAGGTCATTCCTTCTGGATGAGCTGGGACTGGAGCTTCACATGGGTAAGCTCCATGTGCGTGACGTATCCCAGGGTGTTGAGTTCCTCGGTGCTTTCGTCAAGCCGTACCGCAACTACGTATCCAACAAGACACTGCACCGGATGATAAAGAACATGCAGGACCTGGACATGCGTGACAAGGAGCATCTGCGCTGCTCGGTCAACAGCTACCTTGGCGTGCTCTCACACTCCTGCAGCTACAACATTCGACGTGAGCTGTTCCTGAATAGCAAAGTATCACACTTCATGGAATTCGATGCTGACCTTCTGAAGGGTAAACTTAAAAGCGACTTACAGACAATAATTAGAACAACAATTAAAAGCAGAAACTATGAACAAGATCTATGGTTTGATCAGTGAGTTTGCTCCTGTTCGCAAGGATGCAAGCCGAGTTATCATCAGCTACGGCATGCAGCCGGAGCCTGATGGCGAACATGCCACCTGGTATGAGGTAGACTTCTACAAGAAGCAGACCGCCAACCCGTCACTTGACGCTATCAAGACCGCTGTCAAGGCCGACATCAACGCCCGCACCGATGAGAAGATCCTGAAGGGCTTTGTCTGGACGCCGGAGGGTGGCCAACCTATCTCCGTCTGGCTCAGCAAGGAGAACCAGGACAACTTCAGTGAGGCTCAGCGTCTTGCCGCCGCCATGCCGGAGGCCGTCCTGCCCATCAACTTCAAGCTGGGTGAGACCGCTGACGGTGAGCCCGTCTATCATGAGTTCCAGACCGCCGAGGAGCTGACCGGCTTCTATCTCCAGGCTTTCGGTTTCCTCAAGCAGACACTTGAGGAGGGATGGCAGGAGAAAGACAGTATCGACTGGACTCCCTACGATCCGGAGGCAGCAGCAGCTGCAGCAGCTCCCAAGAAAGGTAAGAAATCATCAAAGTAAGAAACCATGCCAGCAGTTAAAGGACAAAATCTGAGGCTATTCATCGACAAGATAGCCGTGGCTGCAGCCAAGCAGTGTGACCTCCATATCCGTCTGGACGTCCAGGACACCAGTACCAAGGACGACACCGACGACTGG